CGGTAGAGCGATATGCGGTAGAAAAAACCCTGCCTAATGCTCAGGCCGTGTCTCAAACCAAAGCGCAGTTGCTTGCTTTCACTATTGGAGGTGGCAAATGAATATTGGCGTGGATTTTGAAAAATTCATACAACAGGCGGTTACTGTGGAAGAGAATTACACAAAGATGCCGAATATTGTGATTGATAGCATCATGCAGAACATAAGCCCAAATGCTTATAAATGCCTGAGCGTTATTATTCGCTGCACACTTGGTTATCAACGTGACAGTTATCAAATTGCACAAACTTTATTTTTAGAAATCACTGGCATTAAACGCAAGGAAACAGTGATTGATGCAATTCGTGAACTTGAGCAATTAAAGATCATTTCTGTTGATCGTAGTACCCACATTAATACTTTTTCCCTTACTTTTGATCAGTACGAAAAAACCGTACTAGTACGGAAAAATAGTACTAAGTCAGCTAGTACGGAAAAACCGTACCAAGTTGGTACTAATAATCCGTACTTAGTTGGTACGGAAAATCCGTACTCTATTAAAGAAAGAAAGAAAAAAGAAAATAATATTAAATTTTCTTTCTCTGAATCACTAAAAAATCTAGGTGCTGATGAGCAGTTAATCAAAGATTGGTTAGCTGTCCGCAAAAACAAAAAAGCTGCTAATACCGAAACAGCTTTCAAAGGTTTTGAACGTGAATTCAACAAAGCAAATTTAAATATCAACACTGTGCTGAAGATCTGCATCGAACGTTCATGGCAGGGCTTCAATGCATCTTGGTTGCAGAATATCAATCTTGCTGAATACCAGGAGCAAGAGCCTACTCAAACCGTCCCTGAACAACCAGTTACCGCCTTCAAAGGGGTAGCCAAAAAATTTAAGGGGATGAACCAATGATTGAATTATTTTCTATCCCGGTTGAGCAAAGCATCCTGGCAACGATCATTGGTGCAGAACAGGGCACTGATGAATACATCGAGCAGCTGGACCCGAAAGATTTTTATGCAGTACAGCATCAAGTCATTTGTACTCACATCAAGAATCAATTCGCTAAAGGCGAAGCTTACGATGAAGTCACTTTGTGGGAACTGATCCGCTCTAATGGGCTTGAGAACACTGTGATTGATGAGCAGTTTCTGGTGAACCTGATGAGCCGTATTGCTCAGTACAGTCTGCTGGGTACTCACATTAAAAAACTTAAGGATTTTTCAACTCGTCGCAAGATTCAGGATGCAAGTAAGCAGATTAGTGCACTTGCACTGGACATGGTTTCACATACCTCAGAAACAGCACTGAATCGCGCACAGGCGTTAGTTACAGGTCTGGACATAGGTCAGGTCGATGACAAGCTGAAACATGCTCATGAGTTTTCTAAAGAAGCCATTGGTGAATTCTTGGATCGCCATGCTGCACTTCATGAAAACAGAGCATTTGAAGGTGGAATCAAGACAGGTTTCATTGAACTGGATAACAAGCTTGGTGAAATCGGAAAAGGTGATCTGGTTATTATCGGCGCTCGTCCAAGTATGGGTAAAACCACATTTGCACAGAATCTGGCGGCAGACATGATGATCAACCAAAGCCTGCCTGTTCTGTTTGTATCAATCGAAATGTCAGGCAAGCAAATTGCTCAGCGTCTCATTAGTGGCATCGGACAGGTTGAACTTCGCAAAGTTTTAAGTGGTCATGCCGAAATGGAAGATTGCGGAAAAATCAATACAGCCGCAGCCATTCTTGAAAAGGCGCCTCTTGAGATTGATGACAATGCCCGGACCACCACATCAACTATCCGTAGATCGGCTCGAAAGATGTCAATGAAGTACGGAAAGCTAGGTGCAATCTTTGTTGATTACATCCAGAAAGTGACACCACTGACTAAAAATAACTTTGGCCGTAGTGACAAGGATATTGGTGAGGTTTCAGCAGATCTTAAGCGTATGGCGCGTGATTTTGATTGCCCTGTATTTGCTCTGGCGCAGTTGAACCGGAATCTTGAAAACCGACCAAACAAACGCCCGGTTAATGCCGATCTGAAGGAGTCGGGTGATCTTGAGCAGGATGCAGACATCATCATGTTTATCTACCGCGATGAAGTTTATAACCGCGATTCTAAGGAAGCCGGAACCGCAGAAATCATCATTGGAAAGGCTCGTAACGGATCAACCGGAACCGTAAGACTGGCAACTGATTTGGCTCGTTCTAGCTTTGCTGACCTGAGTCCCGAGTATTACGAGAGTATGGGAGGTGGGGTGTGAATTACTACCTAGAAATGAATCTCGAGCAGCTTCAAAAAGAACATGCGGAACTGCTGGCCTTTAATGAAAATCTGGATCGTGAGCGCAACAAGTATCGTGATGATGCACGCAAGTACGCTAAGAAAGTCCAAATGATTGCAAGCCTATTTGTTGTACCGAGTGATGACCACGAATTAACGCTCAAGGCCATTAAGACCATTGTGGAACGGGTGGGTGAAGCATGAAAACAAGAATGGATGTTATTGAACGCAGCATTGCCTTGCTTAGAACTGCATATTCTCGTTCAAGTCGTCTCTCTACGCGGGATTGTATGGAAATTACTGGACTGCAACAAAGATCAGCACAGCGTTATTTGGTTGAGCTTCAAAAATTGGGTTACCTGCAAAGTGATGGGAGTACTCCACGTGGCTACAAGGCCACAGATAAAACCAAACAATTATTTGGAGCACAGGGATGAATAGAAATAAGCAGGTTCGAGCATGGCTGGAAATGGGTATTGGTCGCGCTACTGCACTAGCTAAAACTCTGAATGTATCCAGGCAGTTTATTAGCAAGGTTTCAGTGATGGAGAAGGGAATGTCACAGAGTCAATGGAATGCGATTAGTTACGGCATTTCGATCATTGAACTAGATGAACAGGCCGTACAAAAGAAGGTCGAGCAAATCATTATCAGGGCAGCACACATGTGTCACAGCAAAGATCGTGAAGTAAAGCAGTTTGCTCAGGTTGAGCTGGATAAATGGGTTGAAAGATTAGGAGCCACCGCATGACTAAGCATGACAACGTGAGCCAAGAGGGAATTATGAAAGCGACTGAGTTTGTTAAGAACTGCGGCATCGGTGAAGCCAAGCGAGTTTTAAATGACGCTAGAGGTTGTGTCGGTGTAAAGCTATATGGGAAATATGAGTTTAGCACTGATGACCTAAAACGCATTATTGAGAGTCATGAGCTTTTAAAAATTATTGATTTAGAAAGTCCATTGATTGATGAGTTAGTTAATGAGCTCATAGAAACAGATAGGCCAAGACTTGTTGAGTTAGGCAAGCGTATCAAGCAAGCCATCGCAGACGTGGAGGCATGCCAATGAGATCAGTTGAGGATATGGCGCATGAGTATGCCTTGCTGCACATGAGTATGCCGCGCTATCACGATGTGGATGATAGGGAAATTGTTGCTTGGGCTGTGGAATATGCTCAAGCCATGCAAACCGAACTCAACAAACTCAATCGAGGCGTACCAGATGCCATTCTCGAAGCTGAGCGCCTGAAGTGTGAGCACTTTTGGGGTAACCAAGTAACAGGTGGTGTAGTTGAAAGCTGCATGATCTGCGGGCAGCGTAGGGAGGAAGGGTGATGAGAGATTTTGAGAAATACATTGGGGCCAAATACCCAAATAGATCACCAAAAATATTGTTTCAGAAATTTAAGGATATTGATGGGGATTTGTTTTATGGGGTTAAGGAAATTGAAGATCAGGCTGAAGTGTGGAACCACCAACAAGCCATCATCAACGTCCTAAAAGCCCAGCTCGAATGCTGCCGGAAAGAGAATGCAGTGTTGTTGGGGAAGGTGGGTGAGGGTGAGAAAAGGGTTAGTGAGTTAAATCAATGGAACGATAACCAGTACGAATTAATTAAGCGTAATGAATCTCACACACAGAGCTTAAGGCATTTACTGCAAAAGCTCATTGATGATGACTACACAACAATGCGTCCAAGTATGGCGTATGAGATTCAAGAGATCCTGCGAGGTGCTAATGAAGACACCTAGAGGCTGGCAAGTGCAATCAAAACCGGTGGCTCGGTCTGCAATAAGACCGAAGCCACGCAAGTCGGTAAGTCCAGGTGAGAAGCTACTTAGCTCTCATCTGGATATATACAAAATCGAGTACACCAAGGAGTTTAGGTTTCACCCTGAGCGTAAATGGAGAGCAGATTTCAGGATTGATGGGTATCCGATTTTGGTTGAAGTGGAAGGTGGTGTGTATAGCAATGGTCGTCATACGCGCGGTGAGGGCTATTCATCTGACTGCGAGAAATACAGTACGGCAGCGGTCATGGGCTGGATTGTCATTCGGGGCACAACTGAGCAGGTCAGGAAGGGCTTGGTAATTGAGTGGATTAGATCAGCAATTGAAAAGTTGAAGGTATAAGGGGTGGGAAATGGATGGTTTTGAGTTTTTAGCATGGGTTTTAAGTGGCTTTCTAATCATAAGCTTGGTCTCTTCACTTGTGGTAGCTGTTGTGGCTTGGAGGATTCGTAAAAGCAGTGAAAAGGAATTTAAAGGTCGCAAGAGTCGCAGATGGGAGGGCAGGTGATGAACAGTGAAGATAAGGCCACAGTATTAATCATAGCGATATTCATGCTTGCAATGGTGTTGCTCGGAATATTTGGGAAATAAGGGGAAAGCAATGGAGAGCGCAGTAATTTACGAAGTGGGCACCTTTGAAAAGTATGAGGAAGGATTCCATGCGTTCTTCCGTTGCCTGGACAAAGATCGAGCCGTAGAGATTCTTAATGTGGCGAGAGAGATTGTCGCAAAAGTACCAGAGTACGTGCTGAATCAAGCAGATGAGGAGTACATGGAGGTCGTCAGATTGTGCGAGGGTCTTAATAAGGAATTTGAGCAGAGAACAGGCAAGAAGTTTGACATCACTATGTATGGCGGTGATCTCTACACAATAGAAATGCGTGAAGTGCAGTTGGATAGATAAGGGGAACGGGATGAATGCGGCGGTGAAAACACAAGTAATGGATTGGGCAAAATATACAATTGATGGCTGGCTGGAGCAGTTCGGGGCTTGGTGTGAGACTGAGCGCATGAGAGGAGGAGACTATCCCGATGGTTTGCATATTAATCAGATTTACTGGTTGATGCGTGAAGCAGGTAAGGAAATGCCAAAAGGTAAGGCTTATATCCGTTGTGAGATTAGCGACTATGAAGCGGACCAGGTGCAGGCGTTGTTGAGGGGTATCTTTCAATCTGAGTCAGTGGACTTCACAGCCAAGTATGCGGTGATGTGTCTGGTGAAGCACAAGGTGGAGAATCGTAGTTTAAATGCTGTGGCTCATATGACCAATCAAAGCAAGCCGATAGCTCACATGATGATTAACTGTGCTCGCTATTTCATCCATTCCCGCGATAACAGACTAAAAATTGGCTAGATATTGACTGGTATACCGAGATATGGCATATTTCTGTTATAGTGGCGAAGTTGTAACCTAGTCACTAATATTGATTGAATCCGTAGGTGATACGGTATCCATAATTTGAGTTGCATCCGGCGCACCATCTATTAGATGTGGATGCAGATAGTGCCTTACTAGCAAGCGGCTCTAAACGGACGTGGCACAAGCAAGGGTTCACAGCTTGCCAATCAATAATTACGTTTTGGACCGGGGATTCCCAGTCGGCGTTCAAGAAGAAGCTCGCCAAATGGTGGGCTTTTTAAACTATAAAGATCATTTAGGTCTGCTGCGTCTTACGAAGATGGTTCAACTCCATCGCTAGCGCTCGGATTAATCGCCTTTCTTTCAACTTACATGTTGTTTTGTTTAACAAACCCTGCAACTGAAATGCTGAGTCAAAAGGAGGTGCTTATGAATAATCAAATCTTTGTCCCTGTTTTAATGTTTGTTAGTGGTGTGACGATTAATTTGTTTAGCTCTAGTGTCGGTTCGGTAGCGCAGACCTAAGGGATTTTGAAAAAAATAAGCTCATCGAAAGGTGGGCTTTTTTATCGGAAAAAATTTCTTTTTATGAATATTCTGCTTATAATCTAGGCTCAAACAACCTCAGGTGAGGCTGCCAGTATTTTAATGAACTGATTGTGAAATCATCATTAAGATAATAAAGATGAAAAGAGCTAATAGCTTCATCGTCTTTCTCCTTAGGTTTTAGGTGTTAAAAGTCACCACGGGCATGATGTGGCAGTGCTGTTTATGGAAGTAAGCAGTGAAACCTACTAAAATTAATCAAGATTAGTGGGATGCATGCTCAAGGGCCTAAGTAATTAGGCTCTCCCCCTTTTTTAATAATTAGAAAGACCAATAGCCTGCTCACAGAAATGTGGGCTTTTTTTGTGCCTGATTAAGGAGAAAGGAATGCTCCGATACATACGCCAGATATTCTGCTTCCACTGTTGGGAGTTAGAGAATGATGTGTTCAGGGTGAAAGAGTGTAGGAAGTGTGGGAAATGTGAGAGTGCGTAAGCGCTCTTTTTTGTTGTCTAAAAAGGTAAAAAACCATGTCAGAACAAGAGATTGAAAAAGAGATTCAAGATAAAGGCTTAAATGCTCCACGTTTAACGCCTGATCATATTGATAGTGTTATTGCTGGTGAAACTTATACCAACCTTCCTGATGGTCGAACGGTTATTTGCCAATTAACACTGAAAAACGGATTCACCATTGATGGTAAGTCGGCATGTGTGAGCAAAGAGAATTTCAATCAAGAAATTGGCAACAAGATTGCTCGCCAAAATGCCCGTGAAAAGATATGGGAACTTGAGGGTTATTTACTTAAAGAAAAGCTTTACCAAGATTCGATAGATAAAGAATTTTAAGCCCTCTTCGGAGGGTTTCTTTTTATTGCATGCAGGAAAATGAAATGAATACTCAAAATGAAGCAAAATATTCAGCCAATGGTGGCGCAATTAAAGACGATTTTGTTAGAGATTTTAGAACAGGCGAAAGTAATGCTTCACTGCGTCGCCTAGAAAGCGATGTAGCTGTGCAAAAGATTCATGCACTTACTTGCTTGTCTAATAGTTCTGCTTATCTGAATGACCATGATTTAGCAGCTTCTGTAAATTCAAAATTGCAGGAGCTTATTGAAAAGCTCTAAAGGTGAAATATGTCAGAACAAATCAATGAAGTGGAACTTCCACCTGGTGCACTTGAGTTGGAGAACGCGGATTATGAGAAGTTCTGTCTTGAGTACATCAAAACCAATAGTGTTGCTGAAGCTGGCCGGATTGTGGGTTGGGCCAAGCGTCAAAACTCGCATAAGATTTATTTGCGGCCAGAAGTTCAGGAGCGCATCAAGTATTTAAAAAGTGAGATGCTGGCAGAATTGGGATTAGACACATTTTACGTATTGAAGAACCTAAAATCTGTTGCTGAGCGTTGTATGCAGGCTGAAGAGGTTTTAGATCGTGAAGGCAATCCTGTATTTATTCAGGGACCAGATGGTGATTATGTGCCTCAATACAAGTTTGATCAGGCAGGTGCAAACAAGTCGCTTGAGCTTATTGGTAAGCATGTGGGTATGTTCAATGACAAAGTAAAGCATGAGCATACTGGCGCTGATGGTAAGCCAATCAGCATGAGTTTAGAGGTGGTATTTACGAATGAGCCAAATCAAGGTACCGACTAAATTCAAATCGCTTTACTTATACGAATCTAACCCACAAAAACTGTTTTATGTGTTTCATGGCGGTCGTGCTGGTGGTAAATCGTGGGAAATAGCCAGATTTCTACTAATTGAAGGCACAAAGAGACCACACCGGATTTTATGCTGTCGTGAAACTTTAGAGTCCATTGAGGATTCTATTCATGCTTTGCTTAAGGACTGGATTAGTCGGTTGAATCTAGGCTGGTTTTATGAGGTTCTGGATAAAGAAATTCGAGGCGCAAATGGTACGTTGTTTGTGTTTAAAGGGTTGCTTGATCATACAGCAGAGCGTGTCAAATCATTTGAAGGGGCAACTATCACTTGGGTTGAAGAAGCTCAAACCGTTGGAAACCGCTCACTTGAATTGCTCATTCCTACTGTAATCCGTACCGAACGCCCACTAATTATTTTCAGTCTTAACCCTAAGCTGCCAAGTGATCCGGTCTATCGAAACTATATTGACACACCGCGTGAAGATACCGAGGTGATTTCTGTCAATTACTACGATAATCCGAATTGCCCGCCTGAAATCACACGTATTGCTGAGATGTTGAAGGAATCTAGCTTTGACGAATATGAACACATCTATTTAGGTGTGCCAAAAACTATTGCAGATGGTGCAATTTACAAGGCTGAATTCGAGTTAATCAAAAAAGAAAACCGCATTTGCCGAGTGCCACATGAACCCAATCTTCCTGTGTACACATCATGGGACTTGGGGATACTTGACCCGACCGCAATCTGGTTCTTTCAAATTTATGGTAAGGAAGTTCGTGTCATTGATTACTACGAAGCGAACAATGAGCCACTGTCACACTATACCCGTATTCTTGATGAGAAGGCTTCACAGCTTGGCTATCGTTATGAAAAACACTTTGCACCGCATGACATTGCAGCACGCGACTTATCAAGTGGTGTGAGTCGTGAACAGACCATGGCCACGCTAGGTTATCGCATGAACAAAGGTGCAAGGCTGGGTGTTGAAGACCGTATTGAGGCTACTCGCCAGATGCTCAGGAATTGTGTATTTGATGCTGAAAGATGCAAAGCAGGTGTTCGAGCATTGCAGAACTACAGACGCGCCTTTAACGACAAACTAGATCAGTTTAAGGCGGTACCTGTGCATGACTGGGCTTCGCATGGTTCAGATGCTTTTGGTGAAGGCGCAATTAATATTAACAAGATGCATGAGGCATCAAAACCAAAACCGATACCACTTGGTAGACGCAGTGGATGGATGAGCTAATGTCAGAAAAAGATACAAAAATTGATATTCTTGATGAGATCAAGAAAAGACGTGACGAGGCTCAGTCATTCTGGTCGGATAACTATGAGCGCGGCATTGAAGATAAAGAGTTTGTCACTAAAAAAGGTGCGCAGTGGGAGAAAGGCGCAGTTGCAGAACGTCAAGCTGCGGGCAAGCCAAGTTTAGAGTTTAACCTGGTGCGTGCTTACTGTCGTCAGCAGATCAACACTCAGCGTCAAAACCGGCCACAAGCCAAAGTTGTGCCAGTAGATAACGGTGCTGATCCAGAAATCGCAAAACTGATTGAAGGCTTGATCAAAGACATTGAAGAAGCAAGCGACTTTGAATCTGTAGCAGATATTGCAGCCGAGAACGCAGTTTATGGTGGTCTTGGATTTATCCGCATTGTGACCGATTACGTGAGTCCGTTGTCTTTTAATCAAGAGCCTAAATTCATGCCTGTGCACAATCCGCAGGCTGTTTTACTTGATCCGCTCTCACGCGCTTTGGATGGTTCCGATGCAAATTGGGCTATCGTTGCGGAATGGGTGGCAAAAGATCAAATCAAAAGCCAGCATGGTGATGATGCGCTCAAAGACTTTGACATGGACAGCAAGTGGTTCAACGCAACCGAACAAACCGTTTGTATTGCTGAATACTTTAAAAAAGAAGAAGTGGCAGACACACTGGTAATGCTTGAAGATGGCTCAACACTTTATAAGTCTGAGTTGCTTGCTGAGCTTGGTGTGAAAGATAAAGAGCTTGAAGAATCTGGTCTTGTTATTCAAGAGCGCGATACTACGCGCACAGAGATCAAATGGTATAAAGTATCAGGCTCTCAAGTTCTGGAACAAACTACTTTCCCTGGGCGATTCATTCCAGTTATTCCAGTGTATGGCGAAGTTACTGATATTGAGAATGAGCGGTTCATCTTCTCACTAGTTCACTTTGCAAAAGATCCACAGCGTCTTTACAACTACTGGAAGTCTACCGAAGCACACATCTTGCAAAAAAATCAGGATGACATTCTGGTTGCAAGTGCTGAGAGTATTTCAGGCTTTGAAGAACAGTGGCAAGACCCGAGTAAATATGCTGCTGTGCAGGTGAATGATTACAATGAAGAAGGCAAGCCAATCCCACGCCCTATGCGTGTTGGCGCAGCTCAACCACCTGTTGGTATTCTGAATGCTGCTGAAAGCTCCAAAATGGCGATTACAGACATTTTAAACATGCATGCACCGATTATGGGTGGGCAGGGTAATGAAACGTCTGGTGTGGCAATTGGGATGCGTCAGCGACAATCTGAAACAGCACAGTTCCACTTGCAGGACAACTTAAATAAATCAGTGCGCCAGTGTGCTCGTATTCAGCTCGATTTAATCCAGGCACTTTACACGGTCCCAATGATGCGCCGGGTAATTGGTGTTGATGGTGAAGCAAAAAGTGTACAGTTGTTTGACGAGCTGGCAAATGGTGTATTGGCCGACCCAACCATTGGGCGTTATGACGTTCGCATGGATACCGGGCCGTCATTCAATACGCAACGTGAGCAAAACTTTGCACTGATGATGCAGTTGCTTAGCATGAATCCGCAGTTGTTCAGCTTAATCGGCGATATTCTTCTACAGAACTCTCCGCTATTGAATGCAAAAGAAATTGCAGAGCGTATCCGCACCACCATGCCGCCTAAATTGTTGGGTGAAGGTGAGAAACTTGATCCTGAACAAGCCAAAGCGCAAATCATGCAGCTTGATGAGCTTGTGCAGAAAATGACAGGCGATCTTGAAGCCCTGCAAGCGCAGCTGAACGACAAGAATCAGGAACGTCAGCTGGAGATGTTCAAGGTTCAGCTACAGGCCGAAAAAGACATTCAGGTTGCACAGATTAACGCTTCAAGTCGTGCTGATGTTCAGGAACTCAAAGGAGTAACTGAGCTGATCAAGCAAAACCTGAGTAATATGCAAAACATGATGCAAAACATTCCACAAGGATGGCTGCAACAAGGTGAGGGTGTAGAAAATTACGCCCTACCACAAAACGATTTAACTTCGCAGACTGACTGGCATGAGCCGCCACCAGAAACTGCGTCAAGCTTTGAAAGCCCTGCCACCGAGCAGGGTTTTTTAATGCCTGAAGAAATGGCTCAGACCCTCGCTCTCAGCCCTGATCAGACTGAGGAACGCGCAATGATCAACGAAGGTGGCTTGCCACCAATGGAGCTAGACAATGGATCAGAACAATTCTGAAACTCAAGACAACGTAGACACCGCTACTACGGAAAACAACAGCGTAGACAGTCAAGAGCATGAAGAACAGCAGGAAGGTGGACAATCAAACGAACCAGAAACCAAAGAAGGTGAAGGCAAGGATGAAGAAACGCCAGAAGATAAACCAAAACCAAGGAATCGTGCACAGGAACGCATCCAACAATTAGCTCGTGAAAAGGCCGAAATGGCTGCAAAACTTGCTGAATATGAAGCTCAACAGAAGGCACCAGCGCCTGTTGCACGCCCGAAAGTAGAAGATTTTGAGTCATACGAAGATTATCAGGATGCCCTGGATGCTTATCAAATTGAGAAGGCTGAACGGAAAATCTTGGAAAAACTTCAAAAAGAGCAGTCACAAAAATCAGAGGTTGAGCGTCAAGCTGCTTTTGAATCGGCTGTGTCTGAATTGCAGGACGAAGGTGTTGATGTAGAAGGCTTGATGAAAAAAGCCGAAACATTGCCGCCATTGCCTGTGACTTTAGATCAATTTGGTCTAAGCGCAAAAGAAGCACTGACACTTGCTGCCGACCTTCTTCAAAACGAAGAGCTTTACCATGAGCTGGCCAGCATGAACCCCTATCAGGCTTCAATGCGAATTGGTCAGATTATTGGCTCAAAACAATCAAAACCTGCTGCACCACCGGTTCAAAAAGCTCCAAAACCTATCAATCCAGTACAAGCGAATGCTCCTGTCAAACGTAGTGCAGAGAGCATGTCGGATCAAGAATTCTTAAAATCACGGGGTCTATAACCTATGGCTAATAAACTATTAACGCATTCAATCATTGCAAAAGAAGCAGCGGCAATGCTGCTAGACCAGTCTGTTTTTGTGCGAACTATCAGTCGTGAGCGCGAAAAAGATGTTCGTAAAGAAATTGATGGTTACAAAACAGGTGGAAAGGTCACTATCCGCATCCCGCCGGTGCCTGTCGTAACAGATGGCAACGTTCTTAACAGTGATGACCAGAACATTAATGCTCGAGAGCAGGAAGTTACTCTAACCATCGACACGCATAAGCATGTTGGCTTGAATTTCGGTGTTTATGAGCGCGAGCTTGAACTTGCTGATTATAAAGAGCGTTTCTTACGCCCTGCAGTAAACTCACTGGCAACGGCTGTTGATGCTGACATTCTTCGTAAAGGGATTGTCACTGTAAATAACTTTGTGCTGTATGGCGCAACCGAAAAACATCCGCTGGCACCGTTTGGCCGTGCACGTTCAGCAATGAACCGCGCCTTGTCACCAGATGTAGATCGTAAGGTGATTATTTCAAGTGATTTCACTAATGAAATCGTTGATACCAGTGGCACCTTGTTTAATCCGCAACCCGAAATCGCAAAACAATACCGCGAAGGCTATATTGGCCGTGCTCGTGGTTACGACTTCTTTGAATCAGAACACATCTGGGCAATGCAGGTTGGTAAGGTTGCTGGTATGACTGTCAATGGTGCAGGCCAGACCGGAAAGCTTCTAGCGATTACAGGCCTAACCAATGGCGATGTGATTGAAGCCGGTCAGGTTTTCTCTATTCCAGGCGTTTATATGATTCATCCGATTACTCGCCAGAAAACCAGTCATTTAATGCAATTTGTAGTGCTTGAAAAAGTCACTGCGGGTGGCGCAACGGCAACTCTCAAAATTTACCCTGAAATCATTCCAAATCTGGACAGCAATGGTAAGCGCAATGCAAATGCGACTGTTGACGTGGCTCCGGCTGCATCTGCTGCATTGTCTTTTGTGGGTACGCAAGGTGATCTGATTGAACAGGCTCTGGCATACGATCCACACGCATTCGCTGCTGCATTCGTACCAATTGGTGTAATTCCAAATGCAGAAGGCTACATGTTCAAATCTGACGCATTTGCTGTGACCGTGCAAACAGGAGGTGATATTCGCACACTCAGCACCGATACGCGTCTTGATGTGCTGTATGGCTTCACTACCGTTCGTGGCAACCATGCTGCGCGTGTGGGTATTAAACGTACATAAGATTGGGGAGCTTCGGCTCCTTTCTTTTTAACCTGAAAAGGACAAGGAAATGGAAAAGAACTATCCAAAGATGTTGTACAAGGGCGATCAAAGCAACTTCCAGCACATCATTGCCGAAAATTCTGAACTTGAGCGTCAACTTAAAGATCAGGGCTGGCAAGAACATGCTGAACTAAAAGAACCTGATCCGGTTGATTCTAATGGTCTTGATATTGGCTTTACTGATCAGGAATCCTTTCAGTATACCGATGGTGTGTCTCAGGCCGAATATGACGAAGTGGTAAGTCAGCGCGATTCAGCGGTAGCCAAAATTACCGAACTTGAAGAACAGCTTGCCAATGAAAAACGTGATAACGCTTCTTATCGCAAAACTATTCGCTACAAGGAAATTGAGGACCTGCCTGCTGATGATCTTCGGCAAATCCTTGATGACCGAAAAATTACTTATGGCGCACGTACCGGTAAACCAGAGCTGGTGAGCATGGTTCTTGAGTCAGAAGAAAAGCTGAATGAAGGGGCGGGCAATGACTCAGTATCGTAAAAAACCTGTTGTGATTGAAGCATGGCAAAATAGTGATGAAAATGAGTTCCCAATATGGGTTGATAATGCAGATGTTGGGCGTGAGCCGGGCGGGGTAATTCTTATCAACACATTAGAGGGTGTGATGAAAGCCATGCCGGGTGACTACATTATTAAAGGCGTTCAGGGTGAAGTCTATCCATGCAAGCCAGACATATTTGAAGCGACTTACGAAAAGGTTGAATAACTATGAACGTCAGCAAAATTGTAGAAGCAGCGTTAAAGCAGCTTGGTGTGCTTGCAGCTGGTGAAACAGCTCAAGGCGACGAGATTGCTGACGCTCTTAGCTCACTTCAGGATCTTTTGCATCAATGGGCGACAGACCGCTTATATGTGCATAAAGCCACTATTTTAACCTTGCCGTTGAGTAAAGGCGCAAATACCTACCTCATTGGCAAAATAGAAGGGGATTGTTGCCAGTGCGAATTAACTTGCTGTGGCGAGGTTTTACAGCGGCCAGATTTGACCGCAGAAATCTCACATATCTCTGAGCGTGCCTGGTTAGATGATGAAGAAATCACACTGGTGCGAGATACAAATAGCAGCAGTAATCCATGCTATGTCCGCGTCTGGTATGAAGTGGACAGTCCAAGCTGGCGATTTCATGTCAAAGATCATGCAAAAGAGTTGAAGATTAAGGTTTTCACTCTTCCTTATGACTTGTGCCCACATGATGAATTGCACCTGCCTCCCCATTATGAACGTGCTCTAAAGCTAACGCTGGCTCTTGAGATAGCACCGATGTTTGGTGTTGAGCCGTCTGGACTGCTTTTGAAGAATCAGGCAAATGCGATTGAGTTTTTAAAGCGCAGTAATATCACTCCACTTTATGTGAAAAACAGTTTGCCAGTAGGAGTGACCCAGACATGGCCATAATTGATATTCCTATCGTTGGGCAGTCCTATCACTTAAAAGACTGGTCAATTGACTGTCAGCGAACATTAAACCTTTATCCGCAAGTGGTTGAAAGTGGAAATGCTCCGCAAGTGTCGGCGCTTTTACCGACTCCTGGACTAAAGAAAAAATACGAATTATCAGGCCGTGTACGAGGCATGTATGCTCTAACAGACCGCTTACTTGTGGTTGCAGGTCAAAAGCTTTATTCAATTAGCAAAAGTGATCAGATTGAAGAAATTGGCGAAGTCGCTGGAGTAAATACGGTTTATTTTGCTGATAACTCGATTCAAGTCATGATTGTCAGCAATAAGGCTTATAGCTTTAATCTCAGGACTAACACTTTAAGCACAATGAGTGGGCCAGAATTTTTTGGCGCATCTGATGTCGCTTTTCTGGACTCACGATTTATTTGGACGGTACCCAATACTGGCCGGTTCCAATGGTCAGGGCTGCTTAATACTGACACCACAGCATTATCTTATGCTACAGCTGAAAGCAAGTCAGATAATCTGGTTCGCTCGATTGTGAATAATGGCAACCTGTGGTTGATTGGCGAAAAGACTACAGAAATTTGGGCGCCTACAGGCTCTAGCGAACAGCCATTTCAGCGCATGTCTGGCGCATTATTACCTATCGGCTGTATTGCAAAAAACTCAATCAGCACCATGGGGCCTAGTCTGGTTTGGCTCTCTCAGTCAGAACATGGTCAGGGTCAGATTGTGATGACACAAGGCTATCAGGTGCAGCGAATTTCCAATCATGCGATAGAAGCTGAAATTGCCAGCTATGACCAGATTTCCAATGCATACGGTTTTGCATATCAGGAAAATGGACATGCATTTTATTTAATTTCATTTCCATCTGAGCGCAAAACACTGTGCTACGACTTGGCTACTCAGATGTGGCATGAGCGCAGTTACTTCAATCTCGAAACTTACAAGCATGAGCACCATCGTGCGCTCTCATACTGTTTTTTTAATGGCATGCAGCTCGTAGGTGACAGGGTAGATGGACGCATCTATGCAATGAGCACAGAAAGCAATACAGACGATGGTGCGCTCATTATGCGAGAGCGGATTACCCCAGTCATTAATCCGCACACACAGCGAATTATCTTTGATGAGCTGGAGTTAAGTGTCCAGGCGGGTCAAATTGATAACACCAAGCCGCAAATTATGCTGGACTGGTCTGATGATGGGGGTCGCACATGGTCATCCACACGTCAGATTGATCTAGGTGGTGTCGGAGAGTTTACCAAACGAATTTTATTCCGTCGGCTTGGACAATCCTTTAAGCGCGTATTTCGATTGCGCATGACAGATGCAGGTCGGCTTGTGCTTCTTGGTGCTAAAGCGAGGGTCAGATAATGGCTGAAAAACAACTCATCCCCCCATTTAATGAGCCCATGTTTATTAATAATCAAATGTCGCCTACGTGGCGGCTTTTTTTTGATGAAGTGGCTAAGGCAATAAACCGTTTAAATGAATTGGAGAGTACCAATGAGCAAAGTAACGGTTGAGCGCGAACACTGGATTGACTGTATTGATCAGATCATGCCGCTTTGTATTGCTGTTCATAATCTTGATGAAAAAGATGCGTTAGGCCTTGATCTAGATTTTGATTTTGAGCTGTATGAGCAGTCTGAGGCATCAGGGCAGTTTCATTGTCTGGTCATGCGTGAGAATGGCATTCCGATTGGCTTTCACTGGATCACAATGAATCCGCTGGCGCGCTTCAAAGGCAAATGGCAAGCATGTACCGATGCAATCTATGTGGCACCTGAACATCGAAAACACTCAAATTTTCTTATTCAGTGCAGCGAAGAATACATTAGAAAGCTTGGCTGCTATACATGGGCCTTAGTGACACTAGATGTGTGCTATCGAGGGGCTGTATGGGAAAGAAAAGGCTTTAAAAGGTCTGAAACAATATTTATGAAGAGGATGTGATATGACTAAGGTTCTCGGGGCAATCACAGGATCAAATCAGCAGGCAAAAGCCGCAAAAAATGCCGCTAATATTCAATACCAGTCTACAAAAGAAGCATCGCAAATACAAAAGGATATGTACGACCAGACTCGTCAAGACTTAAGCCCGTACAGTCAAGCCGGTGCAGATGCGCTTAAACAGCTAATGGGTGGTATGGGTCAAGATGGTCAATTCATGCAGTCGTACACAGGGCAAGATATTTACAATGACCCTTCTTATCAGTTCCGGCTACAGCAGGGACAAAATGCGATTCAGTCCGGCGCAGCAGCTCAGGGTGGATTGTTGAGCGGTGCCACGCAAAAAGCATTAATGAATTACGGTCAAGAGGCGGCTTCACAAGAATTTCAAAATGCCTATAACCGCTTCAATGCTGACCAGACCAATCAATATAACCGCTTGGCCAACCTTGTTGGGGTGGGGCAGAACGCAGCCGCACAAACAGGTAATGCAGGTTTGCAAACCGGTCAGGCAATTGCTAATAACACCATGGCGGGGGCTAATGCTCAGGCTGCTGGAGTAGTTGCTGCTGGAAATCGTCAAGCCAATACATTCAACTCGTTAATGCAACTTGCCGGAGTTGCTGGCGGTGTAATGATTTAGTGAGGTAACTATGCTTAATCCAGAAATTATTTTGATGGGCCAGCAACAGCCAGATCTTTTGGGTGGGGCGCAGAAGGGTTTAGAGTTTGGACTGGCTTTAAGGCAACTTCTTTCAGGTCGTCAAGCCGGAAAAATGATGCAAATCGAAAATCCGGAAGAACGTAAAGCTTATGCAAATAACTCAATGTTTAGCCGGGAACTAAACGCACAGATCAGAGCTGACGAACAAGCCAAGCAAAAACAGCTTTACGATCAACTAAAAACAGAAGCTGAAATATCTAAAATCTCAAGTGAAGCATCAAAAAATAACGCCCAAGCTGGCGGCTACAATCTGGATAACTCTGGAAAACTCATGGCCAATGCTGACCGGGCGCTGATGATAGGTGCTCAAACCGGCGATCCAATGGCGGTAAAACTTGCCTTAAATAATGCATATAAGGCAGGTGGGGTTACCCCTGAGCTTTATGATCAATACAGCAAACAAATTGATATTTTAGGTACCGATCCAGCAGCATTAAAACAATTCGCCAGCGGCCTTGTATTTGCAAATGCCAAAGACCCAGCAAGCTTGATGTACACCTCAGCAGACAATCGGCTGGATAATGAAACCGCAATGCGTGGGCAGGACATTAACCAGTCAATTGCAGATGCGGATCGTGAATATAAATATGATCAGCTGGGTGTAGACACTCAATATAAGTACGATGCGCTTGATCAAAATAAAGATCAGTTCTGGGCCGATTTCCAGCAGAAGGATGCTCACTTTTACTCAGACCAAGACTTCCAATTAATGAAACAAAAACTTGAAAGTCAGGCAGTAAAGGGCGAAAAACCGGAGCAAAAAATTGAGCGGGTTAATAATGCGCTTGCGGCGGCAGATGGGGCGCGACAAGCTGCGCGAGCTTCTAAAACCGCAGCTGATTTAATTAATCATCCGGGCATTGGCATGGGCACAGGACTAACCAGTTTATCTGGCATGGTCCCGGGTACAGATGCTTATGAATTTCAATCTCAGCTTGAAAACCTTAAAGCGCAAGTATTCTTGCCAACAGTTAAAGCTATGCAGGGCATGGGCGCGTTATCCAACGCCGAAGGTGAGAAAATTGCAGCAGCGGTGGAAAATCTCAAGCCAGGTATTAGTCAGCAAGAAATGGCTCGGCGCTTAGCCAGTCTTTCGCAACAAATGAACACTGTAGCTCAAAATGCAAAAAAACAGGCCATGAATTATGCAACGCGTGGCGGCAGCATTTCTTTAAATACTCAATCTCAAGGTGCACCAGTCACCGGGAAAATTTACACACAAGCAATGATTCGTGAATACGCACAGCAGTCAGGCCGAACGGTACAAGAGATTACTGAAGCAGTTCGTAGTTCGGGTGGAACAATTCGATAGGTGAAAATATGGCAACACGTCAACAGATTGAACAAGCAGTACAAGTCCCAAATGTGCGCAAGATGCTTGACTTAATTGCCACAACCGAGGATGTAAAACATGGATACAACACACTTTTTGGCAATGAGCGAATTAACAACTTAAGCCAACATCCAAATATTAAAAAACAGTTCCGTCAGACTGATGGCAAAACAAATGTGACTACCGCAGCGGGGCGCTATCAATTTCTAAATGGAACATGGAATAGTCTAGCGAAACGATACAAATTAAACGATTTCTCACCACGGAATCAAGACTTAGGTGCTGTTGCACTTATTGCGGAGCGTGGGGCCTTAAATGATGTGTTAAATGGCAATTATCAAGCCGCTATACAGAAGCTTGGTAAAGAATGGGCCTCTCTACCAAGCTCACCATATGCGCAAAATAAACGCTCATGGAATGACGTTAATCGATTTTTAGGAAACTCCCAGCCTACCAAGGCTACGATGAATGACCTTCATCAGCTTATGAGTTCCAATCAACCGAGAGCCATGCAAGCCAACTTCACAGGGCGACAACTTCGACCCGGATTTGCATCTGATATACCGCCACATTTAAGGGATACAGCACCTATGCCACAAGCTCGGAAAACTGCATCTGGCGGGAAAATGGGCTCAGTGAATGATCTGCACCAGCTCTTTCGCGCGCAAAAGCAAGCAAACTACACACCACCTGATTTATCAAAAGAGGCTCAACAAAAGGTTTATCGAGAGCAACTTAAAAAACAGGGTCCGACACAATTCTGGGAATCTGGCTTGTTGGGGATGGCTGACATCGGCGCGCCTGTAGTACAGGGCTTCTCATGGCTTGGCGATAAGGTCAGTGCTGGTGTTAATGCAGTAGCTGGCACCAATCTTGATACCAATTCTTATGAGCGCGTAACAAAGGGCCTTAAAGAAGCAAATGATGCTCACAATACAGTTCGTGAAGGCAATAAACAGGGCATGGATGTTGTGCGACTTGGAACCAATATTGCTCTTACAACACCTTTGGCAGCTACAGGCGGTACACTTAAGGCTGGTACTGCATTAAGCTCTGCTGCAGGTCGGGAGTTTTTGGCTCGTAATGCAGCATTAGGTGGCTTGATAGGTGCAACAGGCATTCATGAGAATAATGCTGAGCGTGTAAAAAGTATGGTTGCTGGCGCGACTGGCGGTGCAATTGGCGCTGGAATAGGCCAAAAAGCCGGTGAAGGAATTGCCAAGCTTGCACAAAAAGCCAAATCATTTGACCCGCGCATTCAGACACAAATTTTAGCAAGTATCGATGACAAGCTGGATGATGCGCTTAAATCCCAAGGCATGCGTTTAGGTGATTTATCTGACGAGGTTGCAAACGGACTGCGCCAAGATGCTCAAAAGGCATTACGATCTGGTAAAAACTTAAATCCTGAAGCTGTTGCGCGTAAAGCCGTGCTAGATCGATTAGGTATTAAAGGCACTCAAGCTCAAATTACTGGCGATGCAAAACTCTGGCAAAAAGAGGCTGAACTTGCCAAAATTAGTGGTGCAGGCGATCAGTTGCGCGAGAAGTTTATAAGTGACAATTCGCAGATTGCTAACCTTCTTGATGAAGCTATTTTAAAAACAGGTGGTCGAGCTACAGATCAGTATGGGGCGGTGAAGAATGCAGCGGATGCTTTACTAGACCAACAATCACAAAATAAGGCATATATTGGTGCTGCTTATAACGCGGCACGAAATGCACCGGGTAATGATGTTGTGATTAATGGTGCAGGTCTTGCAAATGATGTGTTTACCAAGCTTGATGATGCCGCCCTAATGTCATCGTTGCCGCCAGATGTGGCAAAGAAAGTAACCCAAATTGGTCAAAACCCTGAACTTTTCACACTCAAGAAAAGTGAAGAGCTAATCAAGATACTGAATGATCATTACAAGTCATCTTTGCAAATGGGACAACCCACAAGCGCAACCAGAGCGTTAGGTATTGTTCGCGAATCAATTGTCGACAGACAGCGTGAAGCTATGTCTGGATTACTGAATTCTGGCAATGACGCAGCACAGGCCTATCAGTTCGCTCGACAAGCCCATCAATTCAATGCTCAGCAGATTGAAAAAATGCCTTTAATTCAGGATGCTTTGAAAGGTGTTGAGCCAGACAAGTTATTCAGCAAGCATATTTTGAATGGTAATGTAAACGAGTTGGACCAGACCGTTTCAACTCTGCGAAATATCAACCCACAAGCCGTGGCTGATATTAAGCAACAGGTTCTGCAATTTATTTCCAATAAAGCCGTAAATCAAAGTGGTCAATTTAGTCCTGCTGGTATGAAGCGAGCACTGGATTCGATAGGTGATCGAAGATTATCGACAATGTTTAGTCCTGATGAATTGCGACACATTAAAGATATTGGCAGAGCAGGCCACTATCTAGTGACTCAACCGCCACACTCTTATGTGAACAACTCAAATACATCTGCAGCATTGATGAATTTCTTGGGTGGAGTGATCAACAAGCCGGGGGTTCGTATGGTGTTGGCACCTGTTAAGGACATTATTGATAGTACTGCAGTGAACAAAGCAATGCGCCCAAGTCTTGCGGGTAATGCAGCTCAACAACCTGTAACTCAAGCTGAGCAGTCAATAGTTGATCGTTTGATGAAGGCGGGCTTGCTTGGTGGTGCTAACTTAAAAGACCAGCAATAGCCGCTGCAAGCAAGAAAAATGCAATTGAGATCAAGCATATCTTTGAGCCCTTATCCATCTGGCTAAATGCTCTTATATGCTGTTCTCGATTAGCATATACGTTAAATCCGGATCTCATTAGATAAGCAAGGCCCTTCCATGCCAGATAAAGGAATGCAATTCCAGCAATAACAGCAAAGATGCCACCAATATTGTTAAACATAAAAATAACAATATAAGCAAAAACTGCAATTGCAAGGGCTGAAAGTAGAATACCTAAGATGCTTCCAAAAATCTGATACATAGAATCCTCCTGACTTCTTATTATTTAATTCACTAAATCGCACAACCGCCAATGGCGGTTTTTTATTGTGAGGTCACAATGTACCCACTTCTTACAAACGTAGTATGCCAGTTCGAAGATCGCAATGGCAAACCATTGGCAGGTGGCAAGGTGTTTACTTATGAAGCAAATACCACTACCCCAAAGATTACCTATGCTGATCCCGACGGCAAAGCACCCAATACAAATCCGGTTATTCTGGATCAGGCAGGCCGGGCAAAAATCTATGCTGACGATGGTGCTTATCGAGTCCAAGTCTTTAATAAAGACGGTGTGCTTATCGTTGATACAAACAAGATCTCACGCTATGTCACGCTAACCGAGCTTAATGAGTTCGAAGACGATATTAAAGACGGTTTAGATGAGCTGAAAAATGTTAAAGAGACTCTTGAGATTGTAACGACCAGTGTAATTGATGGTCAAAAAGATCAGCCGGGTGGTTTACCGGGATTGAGTGAAGAATCTCTAATAGATGCGACACAGCTCCCCGATGCTACTTTAGCCACCAAAGGAGCGGTCAAACTAAACAATACATTAACCAGTGACAGCGAAGCAGAAGCATTAACCGCAAAAATGGGGAAAAAGCTGGCAACAGAAAAGCTGGCTAAATCCGATCTAGGAAGTGGTGAAGCTCCAATTTATGCTGCTCGAGCATGGGTTAATTTCAACGGCCTGACCGGTGCTATCCGAGCTTCTGGAAACATCAAGTCTGTAACTCGAATTGGGGTAGGGCGATATGAAGTTGTTTTTGAAAAAGCAATGCCAGATGCAGACTATCTTATAACTCCATCGACCACTGCACGTAGTGATGCAGCTTCATTAAATATGGTTGCTCAGACAAAGACAGGTTTTGAACTCTCTGCATCGTATGGGGGCGACAACACCACAGGAAATTACGATCCGCTATATGCCGGGGTTGTTGTATTCCGCTAGAAAAAAATTTTAAAACTTAATGACCTACTGGCCCGCCTTTGTGCGGGTTTTTTATTGGAGAAAATAAATGGCATTAGCAAATCCGCTGTACGGTCTGCGCGCAACTTTTACTGACAAGTGCGGAAAGCCGCTGATTGGGGGTAAAGTTTTCTCATATGAGGGGAATAGTCTTACACCAAAGACCACATATACCGATGCTTTCATGAGCACGCCTAATACAAATCCAGTAGTTTTGGATGAAACAGGTAAAGCAGATATTTTTCTAGATGGCACATATCGCTTTCAGGTATTTAGTCGAGATGGCGTTCTAATTGAAGACAAAAACAATGTATCCAACATTCTTGATTTAGGGCCAATTATCGAAAAGCTTGATCAGTTCAATACTGACTTTCAGAAAAATATAAGTGATTTTCAGAATGAAAAAGCGGCTGCATTAGAAGACTTTGAGAACACAGGTAGTGAAAAACTGGCTGAATTCCAGCAAACTATTGACATAGCTGCCGCGGCTGGAGCCGGTGCGAATGGGTGGACTGACGCTCTTATCCAGACATCAAAAGGCAGTCAAAAATTTTTAAATGAAAATCTAGCTTTTCATTTTGATCCTTTATCAATCTCGATCAATCGTGTTTTGTATGACAAGATCACAGAACAGGTTTCGATCAAAGATTTTGGCGCGATTGGCGATGGCACGCTACACACCCTGCAAGAGTGGGTGGACAGTGGAAAGTTTGCAAACTTAGCTGAAATACAAACTAAATTCCCATTCGTTAAGTCACTTAGCCAATCAATTGACTGGTTTGCTACACAGCATGCGGTTCTTAACGCACAAAATATTTATACACCTAAAGGAACGTATGTTCTTAGCGACTTGGTGAAGCTGCCACAAAATACAACGCCCTACAATGTTGGTAGTGCCGGTACAGGTGTCCGGGTTTATGGTGACGGG